CAGGATCCGGCGATCGATGCGATCATCTGGGGATACGAATACTTCACCGTGGGCGACGATCGCGTCCGACCTGAGCACGCCGCACTAGAAGGCGTCCGACTGGCGAAGGACTCGCCGCGACTGGATCCGATCTGGCCGCCGAACGGTTTCAACTCTTTCCTGCCAGGGACGCAGGTCGCCGGGGAATTTGTCACCGCGTCAAAAGCCCGCTACTCGGGTCCAATCGCACAGATCCAGACGCGGAACGGATCGCGACTTTCCGTAACCGTCAATCATCCCGTATTGACGCCGGGCGGATTCGTCCCCGCCGGCCAGGTCCGCGAAGGCGACGATCTGCTTCAGTATGGTCCGACGGTCGATTCGCTCGCGCATCGTTCCGGCGATCGGGGACTTCCCCTTCCAGCGATACCCCGGGGGACAATAGACGAACAGGACATGCCAGCCGGAATCCAAGATGTATTCGACGCGTTCTCTGTCGCAGGTACAAGGCCGCCCAGTCCGCGTAGTGGATCGCTGGATTTCCACGGCGACGCGAGATTCTATCATGGCGAAGTCGACGTTGTATGGGCCGACGGCCTTTTGCCAAACGACCTCGAAGCCCTTTCGTCGAAGCTGGGCGACGAAGTAGCGTTCATGCTTGGAACCTACGCCGCGCCACGTTTCTTCCATGCCGACGGCGTGGCTATGGCTTGCCGCGCGATACGCGTCGGTGCAGTTCCGAAGCTGGACGCCCGCCGCCTTCAGCCGATCGCCGATGACGCAGCGCGAGCATCCGAAACGCTTCGACAACTCCAGGACGGAAACGCCGGACAGGTAAGGTTCGACAAGGTCGCCAGCGTTGACATCGGGTCTTGGTCTGGGCATGTCTATGATCTCCAATCACCTAACGGCACAATTGTAGCAAACGGGCTGATCGTTAGCAACTGTCGCTGTACGATGCTGGAAATCTACGTCGACGACCCGGCCGCCCAGCGGACGGAAAGCTATCCGGACGGCCCTGTCGAAGTGAACGTCGACGGAACGCCTGTCGTCGTCATGCCGGGGCCGGACAAGGGGTTCGCTTTCAATCCGGGTCGCGTCTTCAGGGACAGGATTCCGATCAATCAGACGGCAAAGATCCCGCGGGCGAAGGTGAAGAAGGCGCCGCCGCCGAAGCGGAAACGCTACATCCAGCCGAAGCCGATCTCCTCACCGGACAAAGGCGCGATTGCGGAAATTGGCTTGCCCCCCGCCGCGAACGGCAAGCCGTTCCTGGAAACGGACGCCGCGGCAATCAAGCGATACACGGTTGGCCATTCTGAGGATATGGTGCTCGCCCAACGCGGACTGAAGCCGAAGCTGTGGACTCCGGAGCGGGCGATCCGAGAAGCAGGCGAGGTTACTGATGCGTTGGCGAAACTTCCCGCATCGCCCGTAACCAGCTATCGCGGACTGGATCTAAAAACGGCAGAACAGAAGAAGGCATTTCAATCCAACCTTCGGCCCGGCGACAATTTCGCCTTTCCGTCGCTGTCCTCTTCGTCGCCTGACAGGCCCACCGGCGAGAGCTTTATCCGACGCGATGACGGCACACTTTCGCCCGGCGGGGTATTGTTGGTAATCCAAGGCAAGACCGGGCGCGAAATCTCTTCGTATTCGCTGTTGAAAGGCGAAAAAGAAGTCTTGTTTGCGAAGGGAACAACGTTTACAATAACGAAGCAGGTTGGGCATAGAATTTACCTGAAGGAAATCCCATGAGGAAGCTACCCTCTCGTTTCGTCGGGGACGCTGGGGATCTTGTTCCCGTGTCAGCCGAGCGGATGAAGGCGATTGCGGCGGAACGGGAATCGCGGGCCGCCGCCCTGGAGGCCGCGAACGGCAAGGATGTCCCAGGCACAGCAAAAGAGCCCAGCACAAAACGGGGCGAATGACGGCCGGATCGCTGTGACCGTCGCCAGGGGAAAGCATCCCGCCGCCCGTCGCGCCGTAGAAAGGGGCGGAATGCCGAAAGCCAAAGCAAATCCCGATACGTCCCCGATCGTCGCGATCCATTGTTCCGGCGGATCCGCGTCGCCGGTCGGTGGACGTTCCATGTCGGCCGACAAAGTTGCGATCCAACGCTTCGCGAAGGACATGATCGCCGTCGGTGAATACGTTCATCCCGTCCATGGCTGGCGCCTGAACGTCACAACGGAACGGATGGACAAATGGGTTGCCGCCTTTTCCGCCATGAAGGACAACGGCGTCGACGTCGAAGTCGTCGTCGATCACCGGATGGACGCCGAAGCCGTTCGCGGATACCTTGTGGACGTCTGGCGTGAAGGCGATCGCCTGATGGGGGTTCACGAAATGCGAGGGGACGACGGGATCGCCCTTGCTCAGACCGTCAAGAATGTTTCCGTCCTGATCGACAAGGACGCCAAGGACGGCAAGGGCAAATCCTACGGCGAAGCGATCACCCATTCCGCCATAGTGCAAGCGCCGGTCGTTCCCGGCCAATCCGCTTTTGTCCCGATCGCCGCGTCGCGCGACGGCGGGAATGACGCCGCGCCGCTGTACCTACTGAACTCGAAAGGGAATCCGATGGACTGGAAGACAGTTTGCGAAGCGCTAGGTCTGGAAGCCGACGCCGTCAACGATGACAACGCCGCCGACAAGATCAAGGAATACACCGCCAGCCGGACCGCGGACATCGAAGCCCGCGACAAGGACATCGCCGATCTGAAGGCGAAGGTCGTCACGCTGGAAGCCGACGGCGTCAAGGACAAGGCCGCGTCGACTGTCGACCCGGACGTCCTGCAAGACCGCGCCGAACTGGCCAGCGAACGCTTCGACCGTCTGGTCGCCGACGGGAAGCTGACGAAGGCCGTCGCCGACAAGCTGAAGGCCAGCCTGATCGGGACCAGCGAAACGCAGAACGCCTTCTGTCTGTCGCGTCGCCTGTCAGGAACGCCGGTCGCGATCGCCAGGGCCGTCGCCGACGCCCTGTCCGAGAACGTCCCGGCGCCGCCGACGGATCCGAAGACCGGCCGACAGATGTCGACCACGTCGGACGAAGACGACGCCAAGAACACAGCCGCCGCCCACAAGGCGATGTCGAAGGCCGCGACCGGCGCCGCTGGCGTGAAGCCCGCCCCCGCATAGCCGACCCGGCTGAACACCGACGCAGAACCTGAATGCCGCGAAACGACGAACCAAGAAACACAAACCGAAAGGGCCGAACAATGGAATTCATCCTCTCCGCTTTGATCCTGGCCGCCGGACTGTCGCTGATGTTCCGCGCCGGACCGAACCCCAACGCGACGCCGGGCCTTGGGACCGTCAAGACCGCGACGCCGCGTCGTGTGATGCTGGCCGGGTCGGGCGTCTTCCTTCCCGCCAAGATCGTCCGCGGAGCCGTCAGCCGCGATCCCCTGAATACTGCAAACCTGGACGTCCTTCGCGCCGGAATGGTTCTCGGCAAGATCACCGCGAACAGCAAATACGCGCCGTCGATCATCGGCGTCCTTCCTTCCGCGCATGACAGCAGCGGAACGACCTTGACGGAACTGTCCGTCGGGGCCGCGAATGCCGTAGAGATCGTCCGCCGGATCGGATCGTCCGGCACGTTCGGATTGACCGGCCCGCCTTCCGCCGCCGGGACCGTGGCGACGACAGCCGTTACCTTCTCCGCGGTCAACGTGACGACTGGCATCGTGACAATCACCGACATCGCCGTCGACAAGGTCGCCGGATCGTTCATCCAGCCGGACGACGGATCCGAAACGCCGCTGGTCGTCCTGGGCGACGGCTACGGCCTGAAGGTCACGGACACCGACGCGTCGAACATCGACGTCGAAGCGACACAGCTTCTGATCGGCGGCCTGATCGACGCCAGTCAGATCATCAACTACCCCAGCGACACGAGCCTGATTACCTGGCTGAAGGCCGCCCTGAACAGCGAGGCATCGACCGGCGCCAGATTCACCTTCGACGACGCGTATTGAAACCAACCCTGATCGACCGAAGCCGGTCAGCGGGTCGCCGCCAAGCTGATCCGTAGGAAGTAGCGACGCATACCCAAACGAGAAAGGCGAAACGATGACGACGACTCTGAACGACCTGATCGGCTTCGAATCGATGCTGGGCACGGTCGAAGACGTCAAGAACGGCCTTCCCGCCGACGTGATGGCGCCCGGAATGCTGAACGTGACGAAGACACTGGAAGGCGCGCAGGGATCATACTTCCGCGTCGACGGGACACGCGAAACGGCCGTCCGCGTCGCATACGGCGGGGCGTCCATCCGCGCGGATCAGAAGGGCGTCAGCAAAGTCCCCGTGACGCTGATTCACTCGTTCGAGCATATCGACCACACGCCCACGACGCTGATGCAGCTTCAGGACTTCGACAGTCCGCGGCGTCAGGCGTTGGGCGCGCAGGAAGTCGGCCGCCAGACAGGCCATTTCTTCCAGCGTCAGCGAAACCTTCAGATCAGCGCCGTGATGTCGGCGATGACTCTGGGGGCGATCTACTTCGACGGATCCGGAAACCTGTTGCCGTCGTCGGCCGGCGCCGTCGTGACGATCGACTTCGGCGTCCCCGCCGGAAATCAGGATCAGCTTGACATCCTGGGCGACGGCGACATTATCACCGCGTCTTGGGGAACGGCCGGGACGGACATCATTTCGCAGGTCCACGCGATCGTAACCGCCATGGTCCAGAACAGCGGATACCGGCCGACGACCGCCTACTACGGCCCGAACATCCCCGGCTATTTCGCCAGCAACACGTCGATGATTAACTTCGTAAAGGGCAACGCAGCAATCGCCGGCGCCCTGGCGCAAGGGATCATCCCGGACAACACCGCCGGCCTGAACTGGCGACCGCTGGCGGAAGCCTTCTTCGTCGATGAGGACGGCGACATTCAGGTCTGGACCGGGGACGACACCGTCGTCTTCGCCCCCGAAGTCGATCGCTCGTGGTGGCAGTACCTGGAAGGGACGTATCCGGTCCCGACGGATTTGGGCGTCGTCACTCAGAACGCCGGGCAAATGATGGCGAACGTCGCCGAAGTCCCCGGCTTCTTCTCGTATGCGACGCTGGTCAGCGATCCCGTTACTGTCCGGCAGTTCGCCGGAACGACCATGCTTCCCGTCATCGCCGCCCCGAAGGCGATCGCAATCGCGGATGTCACGCCGTAGCGCGTGAACGAACAGCGGGACGCGGGCGGCCTGTCCCACACACGGGCCGCCCGCGTCGCTCCGCGACTCGCCAAACCCGAACCGAAGGACATCGCCATGACCACGCCAACGCCGCCCCCTGCAGCGCCCCCGCCTACGAATGAATTGTCGGCGGTCGAACTACGCGACGCCCTGGCCCTGACGGGAACCGGCGCCGCCCGCCTGTCTGTCCTGGACGCGATGATCGGCGAAACGCCGGGCCTGGTCGGCAACCGCCGCCGCCGCGGCCGTCTCCGATCATCCCGCATTCGGGGAAGTCACGAAGGCCAAGATCGCCGCGATCCTGGCCGCCTGATTCCCCGTCCGAAGGTTTGGCGACGGCGGGTTCGCTTCGGCGGCCCGTCGTCGTCGAATATGGAAGGCGAAACCATGGGAACGTATATCAGCCGATCCGATGTCGAAACCGTATTCGGCGTCGCCAACGTCGCGAAATGGTCGGACAAGGATCGCGACAACGCCGAAGTGAACGCCGACAATGTAGCCGCCGCGATCGCCGAAGCCGAAGCCGAAATCGACGATCGCTTCCGGTCTTCCCGATACGTTGTCCCGCTGACCGGAACGACCGGCACGCTTTACACCGTGAAGCAATGGGCGGCCCGCCTGACAGGTTTCCTTCTGTATTCAAGTCGCGGACTGGCCGAACGGGACAAGGTGTCCGAACGCATGATCGGGATCCGCGACGCCGTCCATGAAGAAATCGACACCTATCTTGCTGGTCAGCGATCGCTCGCCGCGACGCTGGCCTATCCGGAGCAACCGACCGCACCGATAGTCACCTGAAACCCAAACAGAAAGGGCACGACGATGGAACGCCAAACCGTCGCCGCATTCGCAAACCGCTACCGGGGAAAATGGACCATCGTAGGAAAGGGGCCGACGCGATTCGAATGGCCGAACCTATCCGAAATCGACGGTC